TGGCTCATCTTCGTCATCTGTCTCACATCCTGTAAAAATAACCTGAAAACTTAAACACCGATTAGGCATGGTTGTCACAGCAATACACATGGCATGTAAAAACTCACCATGATACTTCATGTGATTACATGTATATTCACGCCTGACCCAACATTTGAAATGATTGATATTGCTCTGTAGAAAAGGCATCATTTGTCTCCCAACAAATCATATGTTAGTATATTATAATCTACTAATCATATATATTATAATAATTATATATTATAATATAGGGAGACTCACATCAAGAAAGGGATTGTGATGATTAAAAAAATTCTAAAGATTTTCTTTCCATTTTTCTTCAAGGAGGAGAAATCTGAACCATCTTATCTAAGAGCCAGAGATAAATCTGGAAAACTAAAAGCCGATAATAAAAAAACACCAACAATAAACGAGGCTTGGGTTGGCGGTAAAGCTCCACCTAAAAAGCGTGGTCGGCCTAAGAAATCTAAAAAATAAGGGGATAGTAAAATCATTATCTAGCGTATATGATTTGGAGGGATGTTAGTCTCCCTTCATCCCCGGAGGGTAGAGCGTATCCTTTCCGCTCCCCTCCGTCATTTTATAGAGGTGTTAGCATATGAATGATCTGGCTCTGGTAAAAGCAAGGATAAACTCTTTGCCTTTGCAGGATCAAAAAGAGATGCTGGATCTCATTATGGAACTCGAAGAGGCAAAAGAGAAAGAAGCCTCTCGTTCTGACTTCCTGACCTTTGTAAGAAAAATGTGGCCTGCTTTTATTGGCGGTCGGCACCATAAGATTATGGCTGATGCCTTTGAGCGTGTGGCAAATGGTGAGTTAAAGCGACTAATAATTAACATGCCACCACGACACACCAAGTCAGAATTTGCCTCGTTTCTTTTCCCGGCTTGGTTTTTAGGCAGGTATCCAGAGAAAAAAATAATCCAGACTGCACATACAGCAGAACTTGCTGTAGGATTTGGTCGTAAAGTCAGAAATCTGATAAGTCAGGAAGACTTCCAAGCAGTCTTTCCGGGCATCGAGTTATCTTCCGACTCGAAAGCTGCTGGAAGATGGAACACAAACAAGCGTGGAGACTACTTTGCTATTGGTGTTGGTGGTGCAGTTACTGGTAAAGGCGCTGATGTCCTCATTATTGACGACCCCCACTCTGAGCAGGAGGCGGCACTGGGGGCTTACAACCCAGAAGTCTACGACAAAGTCTATGAATGGTACACATCAGGGCCAAGACAGAGGCTTCAGCCGGGTGGATCGATTATAATTGTCATGACAAGATGGTCTACAAGAGACCTGACAGGCAAAATTATCAAATCAGTGACGCAAAAAGAGGGTGTTGATGATTGGGAAGTCATAGAACTGCCTGCAATCATGCCATCTGGTGACCCTTTGTGGCCTGAGTTCTGGCCTATGGACCAGTTAGAGTCGTTGAGAGCCGAACTTCCTGTTGCAAAATGGTCTGCACAGTACCAACAAGACCCAACATCCGAAGAAGGTGCGCTAATTAAGCGTGAATGGTGGCAGGAATGGGAAAAAGACAGCCCTCCACCGTGTGAAGCCATTATACAAAGCTGGGATACGGCGTTTTTGAAGACACAAAGAGCCGATTACAGTGCCTGCACCACTTGGGGCGTGTTTTATTGGCCTGATGATGAAGGAAAAAGCCAGCCAAACCTGATTTTACTTGATGCATACAAGGAAAAACTGGAATTTCCTGATTTAAAACGTGCTGCCTATGATAAATACTGGGAATATGAGCCAGATCAGATGATTGTTGAGGCAAAAGCAGCAGGATCTCCGTTGATTTTTGAGCTTCGCGCTATGGGAATACCAGTCACAGAGTTCACACCATCGCGTGGACAAGATAAGATAGCCCGTGTAAATGCTGTTAGTGATTTATTTGCCAGTGGTGTAATATGGTGTCCTGCAACAAGGTGGGCAGATGAAGTTATCGAAGAATGTGCCGCTTTTCCAGCAGGAGATCATGATGATCTTGTTGACTCCACAACACAGGCTCTTCTTAGATTTAGACAGGGTGGATGGATAAGATCATCTATGGATGAATGGGATGATGAACCCAGCTATAGAAGACCAGTTGAATACTACTAATGGCGCAAACGTCTTATAGCTGGTATAGTAAAAAAAATATCACTAGAAGGGTGACTTGAAATGGCTATTGAAAAACCTCTAAATCCTATGCCGTCAGGAGAAGAATCCGAAGAGGTTCAAATAGAAGTTGTAAACCCAGAGGCTGTGTCTGTAACAACAGAAGACTCAGCCATGTTGATTGATTTTACTGGCGATGTTGCAGATAACATCATGGGTCCAGAGCATGATGCCAATCTTGCTGAGTATCTTGAAGAGGCTGAGTTGCAGTCACTCGCAGCAGATCTTATAGAAGATTTTAACTCAGACAGGGAGTCAAGGAGAGACTGGGCCAGATCCTATGTAAAAGGACTTGATCTTCTTGGAATGAAGATTGAAGAGAGAACACAGCCTTGGCAGGGAGCATCAGGCGTGTTTCACCCAATACTTACAGAGGCAACTGTAAGATTCCAAGCTCAGGCTATGGGAGAAATATTCCCCGCATCAGGCCCTGTTCGTACAAAGATTATGGGTGTGAAGGATGTAGAAAAGCTAAAACAGTCAACCAGAGTTGAAGATGAGATGAATTATCTCCTTACAGAGGAGATGACAGAGTATCGTGATGAAACAGAGCAGATGCTATTCAGGCTACCTCTGGCAGGATCATCATTCAAAAAGGTTTACTATGATCCTCTCATGGAAAGACCATGCGCCATGTTTGTCCCGGCAGAGGATTTTGTCGTTTCCTATGGTGCCTCTGATCTGATGACATGCCCCCGTTACACGCATGTGATGAAAAAAACACCGAATGAGATAAGAGAACTTCAGGTAAATGAGTTCTATATTGATGTGGATCTTCCTGATCCGCAGCCTGATTACTCAGACATACAGGAAAAGTATGATGAGATAGAAGGAGAGACAGCAGTTGTCGAAGATGATGACAGGCACACATTGCTTGAGATGCATGTTGATGTAATCATGCCTGAGCCTTTCGATGATCCAGATGGCATAGCAAGACCATATATCATCACCATAGACAAATCTTCAGAAACTATATTGTCCATAAGGAGAAACTGGTATGAAGAGGACGCTAAAAAGAAAAAGCGCCAGCACTTTGTACATTACAGATATCTTCCGGGGCTTGGCTTCTACGGCACGGGCCTCATACATCTTATTGGTGGATTGGCTAAAAGTGCTACGAGCATACTTCGTCAACTCATTGATGCGGGTACGCTCTCTAATCTCCCTGCTGGCCTTAAAGCTCGCGGTCTTCGCATTAAAGGCGATGATTCGCCTCTCATGCCGGGTGAGTTCAGGGATGTTGACGTACCGGGTGGTGCAATTAGGGATTCGATTGCATTCCTTCCTTACAAGGAGCCATCAAGTGTCTTGTACCAACTGCTTGGAAACATCGTTGAAGAGGGGAGAAGGATTGGCTCCGTTGCGGATGTACAGGTTGGAAACCTCAACCCGCAAGCCCCAGTAGGAACAACGCTTGCTTTGATGGAGCGCAGCATGAAGGTCATGTCTGGTGTTCAGGCAAGACTACACGCATCATTAAAAAACGAGTTGAGGCTTTTAGCTAAAATAATAAAAGACTACATGCCGCCTCAGTATTTATATGATTTAGAAGGTGAGTTTAACAGGCAGAAAGATTTTGATGGCAGGGTGGACGTTATACCTGTTTCTGATCCCAACGCTGCGACTATGGCACAAAGAGTTGTTCAGTATCAGGCGGCATTGCAGCTTGCACAGCAGGCACCGCAGCTATATGACATGGGCAAACTACACAGGCAGATGCTGGAGGTTCTTGGCATCAAGGATGCACAAGAGATTATTAAACTGCCAGATGATATAAAATCATCTGATCCTGTAACAGAAAATATGGCTATCCTCAAACAGGAGCCAGTAAAAGCATTTGATTATCAGGATCATGAGGCACATATCGCTGTTCACTTGGCGGCAGCAGAAGATCCAAAGCTAAAAGAGATTGTAGGTCAGTCACCTTTCGCTGGCGCGATACAGGCGGCTTTGGCTGCTCACATAACGGAACATGTGGCATTCCAGTACAGAAAAGAAATAGAAAAGAATCTTGGCGTTGGTATGCCAAAAGAAGAAGCAGTGCTGCCAGAAGATGTAGAGCTTGAACTTAGCAGGCTGGCATCTCAGGCTGCTGAGAAGCTATTGCGTAAAGATGTAGCCGAAATGAAGCAAAAAGAAAATATGAAGCAACAGCAAGATCCTTTGACAATCATACAGCAAAAAGAAATAGCTCTGAAAGAAGCAGAGTTTATGCATAAAAAAGAAATGGATATTGCTCAACTTCAAGCAGATATGCAATCTAAAGCTCAGAATATTGAGATGCAGAAAGAGCGTCTTGAGTCAGAAGATCTCAGAGAGGGTGCAAAACTGGGCGTTAAACTGGCAACAGATCTTGATGAATCTAAAGCCAGTCAAATTTCTGAAGGAACAAACATAGGTTTGGAAATAGCAAGGGAGCTGGCAAACAGTAATAATGAAAATGGAAAACAATGATACAATATACTCACCCATCAAATCTAAGATTAGGGAGTATATGAATGCTCTCGCTGACCATATGGCCTGTGGTGGGTGCAAATCCTATGAAGAATACAGAGAGGCAACAGGAAAGGTGGATGCCCTCGCACAAATTGAAAGAGACATTATTGACCTCGAAGAAAGATTCATTAACGACTAGGGGTTCCGAAATTAAAAACTGTGTAGTATATTGTGATGAATACTACCTACAGGGATGTCCCTGCAAAGGCGCTGTGAGCCTCTAATCGCTGCAAAAGGAAAACAGATGTATTCTGCAAACAAGAAAGTCAACGATATAGTTGCAAAGAAGATCCCGGAGCCATCTGGGTACAAACTCTTAATAAAACCACTTGAAGTCAAAGAGAAAACCGACTCTGGTATATACATGCCGGATGCGCTGAAAAACGCGGAGCAAACCGCTTCAGTGTTAGGTTTCGTTGTAAAGGCTGGACCAGACGCATATCAAGATGAGTCTAAGTTCCCAAACGGCCCTTACTGCAAAGAAGGCGACTTTGTTATCTTCCGTTCTTATTCAGGAACAAGATTTAAGATAGACAAGGATGAGTTTCGTCTGATAAATGATGACACTGTAGAAGCTGTTGTCGATGACCCAAGAGGATATTCAAGAGCATGAACGAAGCACAGGAAAAAGTTACCGATAACTTACAAGAAGAAATTAACTTTGAAGAAGTCAGTGATTCTGACTTCGAGGTTGAGATTGTCGAAGACACAAAGCCTGAAGAAAAACCTCGTACAGAGGCCACTGACGAGTCAAATATTCCAGATGATCAGGAAATAGCGACCTATAGCAAGGATGTTCAGAAAAGAATAAACAAGCTGAAGTTTGAGTTTCATGAGGAAAAAAGACGAAAAGAAGAGGCGTCTAGGCTTCAGGACGAAGCCATCACTTATGCTAAAAGGCTAACTGAAGAAAATCAGAAGCTAAGAAAAGCACTTGATGATGGAGAAGGCGTATTACTTGATCAGGCCAAGGGCCGCGTTGACGCAGAGTTAGAAAGGGCAAAGACAGCTTATAAAGCTGCCTACGAAACAGGAGACCCTGACGCCTTAATAGCTGCTCAGGAAAGCCTCAGTAAATTACAAAACGAAAAATATAGAGTTGATACATATAAGCCGCAGAAAAGACAGGAGGTTCCACCTCAGCCTTTAGCGGCACAAGCCCCTCAAGAAAATTTTCCTGAAGTTCCTAAGCCAGATGCAAAAGCTCTGGAATGGAACTCTAAAAATGAGTGGTTTGGTAAAGATGAAGAAATGACTGGCTACGCTTTTGGTGTTCATGAAAGGTTGGTGAAAGAAGGTCATCACACTTCCAGCGATGAATATTATCAAAAGATTGATGAAGCCATGAGAAGAACTTTTCCAGACAAGTTTGATGTGCAAGAAACAGAGGAAGAAGCACCTGTGCGTCAAACTGGTTCCGTGGTTGCCCCCCAAAGTCGGAGTGCAAAAAAACCACGCAAGGTGCAACTAACCTCATCAGCGGTCGCGCTCTGCAAGAGAATGGGAATAACCCCTGAGCAATACGCTGCACAAGTCTTGAAGGAGTCTTCAGATGTCAGATAGAAGCCCACGCAACAATCAGTCTCGTGAAAAATTCGAGCGTCCTAAAACTTGGAAACGTGCTAGTACGTTGCCTGTCCCCGAACCACGTGATGGCGTAAGCTATCGATGGATTCGCACATCAACTATGGGTCAGAGTGACAATACAAATGTATCGTCTAAGTTTCGTGAAGGCTGGACACCTGTCAAAGCTGATGATCATCCTGAATTACAAGTGCTACCTGATATCGATTCTAGATTTCAGGGCAATGTTGAGGTTGGAGGATTGCTGCTTTGCGAAAATTCAACCGAATATGTCGAGTCTCGTAATGATGCCCACAGAGAAATGAATCAATCGCAGATCGATTCAGTGGACAATAATTATCTGAGACAATCTGATAGTCGTATGCCTGTTCTGCAACCAGAACGAAGTACGAAAACAACTTTTGGCAAGTGACCTGAGCAGGGAGCTTGCCGTAAATCAAAAGGAGGCACAAAAATGTCTGCTACCGCTGCTCCCTTTGGATTGCGTCCTATGGGTAATTTAAGTGGGAACTACAATGGTTCCTTCCGTCAATATCCCATTTTATCGACTGAATCCACAAGGATTTGTATGGGTGATATCGTCAAGCTAACAGATGCTGGCAGCACCACTACAATTCAAAAAGACACGGGTACTACTTCAGCTACTCCGATTGGTATCTTTATGGGATGCCGTTACACCGATGTAAGCACAAGTCAGCTTACATTTAGTCAACAATGGTCAGGCGCTGCCCACACTGGTGGGATGGCCTACGTTATGGATGATCCTAATATCCTGTTCGCAATTCAGGCTGATGGTACTGTCAACGATGACGATATCGCAGCTAACTGTGCGCTGGTTCAGGGGACATCATCTGCAACACTGGGCATTTCCCGCGTGTCGTTAGACATTAGCACAGCAGCAACCACTGCCGCTTTGCCCATTCGAGTCGTAGACTTCTTGGGTGGATTCGATGGTGATGAGAAGGGAACATCGTTCCCGATCATGGTGTGCAAGTTTAACACTGGTCATCAACTTGGAATCGGTGTCGTTTCTGGCAACGCTCCATCAGCAGCTTAGGGGGATTGAACTATGCCTATTTCAAGAGCGCAACTCCTCAAGGAGCTACTGCCCGGTTTGAATGCATTGTTTGGATTGGAGTACGAGAAGTATGAAAACGAACATGCAGAAATCTATGAGACTGAAAACTCAGAGCGTAGCTTTGAGGAAGAGGTCAAACTCTCAGGCTTTGGTGCTGCACCAGTAAAGCAAGAGGGCGCACAGGTTTCTTTCGATTCGGCGCAAGAATCTTTCACAGCTCGCTATAACCATGAAACCGTTGCAATGGGTTTTTCGGTTACAGAAGAAGCTATGGAAGACAATCTTTACGATGCACTGTCTGCTCGTTACACAAAAGCTCTCGCAAGAGCTATGTCGTACACAAAGCAGGTTAAGGCTGCTTCACTGCTAAACACTGGTTTTGATACCTTTACATCAGGTGATGGAGTGACATTGTTCAATGCAAGTCACCCAACAGTTGCTGGTGGTACAAATGCCAACCGTCCATCAGTGGCAGCAGACTTGAACGAAACATCGCTAGAAGATGCTGTTATCAACATTGCAGCTTTCGTAGATGAGCGTGGTCTTTTGATTGCGGCTCGCCCACGTAAGCTGATTGTTCCACCTGCATTGATGTTTGTTGCAACACGTTTGTTACAGACAGATCTGCGTACAGGAACTGCTGATAACGATCTGAATGCAATTCGTTCCAACGGCTCAATCCCAGAAGGGTATCGTGTCAATCACTACTTGACTGACACAGATGCATTCTTCGTTACAACGGATGTGCCAAATGGAATGAAGCATTTTGTCCGTACACCAATGTCAACAATGATGGATGGTGACTTCGACACAGGCAATGTTCGTTACAAGGCACGTGAGCGTTACAGTTTCGGTGTTTCAGATCCTTTGGGAATCTATGGTTCACCGGGTGCTGACTAACATGAATTTACAATAAATTAAAAGGACGGCTTCATAGTCGTCCTTTTTTTTGTTATACTGTTTTAAACCCTGACAGCCGCATCCTGTGGCTGACACTAGCCACGACAGGAGTTTCACATGGCTACTACCACTTTTACTGGAGCAGTGCGCTCCGAAAATGGATTTAAAGTTGTATCTAAGAATGCAACAACTGGCGTTTTTACAGAGCAAATCAATTCAACAAGCAGCGGTGTTTTAGAGATCCAGAAGGTTGCAACCTCTGGTCGTGACAACATTGTGGCAGCAGGCACAACAGTTGGCGCTAATAATGCCAGCTTAGGCACAGCAGCTACAATCTTTAACATCACACCAAACGCACATGGATCTGGTATTGCTAATGCAGCAATCAATACGTTTGTCACAAAAATCGGTGGTGACATTACAACAACCATTCTTGTAGATCTTCATGGGGGCCTAGCCTCTGGTGGAACAGCAGATGATGTTATTGGAACAGACGGTGGAGCTGCAAACGCTTATATTGCAGAACTCACCAGTGCCGTGAACGGTATCCCGTATCTAATTGAGTTCGCATGTTTGGAAGTTCCAACTGGCGGTGATCCAGACATCAATCTTGTATGCTCTGCAACAGGAACAACTGCTGAAAATGCAGCCGTTACAAGTGGGACTGTTCTTCTAAACAATGGAGATCTGACACTTGGCTTCTATGCTGAAGCAGATGGTGGCTCGACATTGGCAGCTCTAACTAAAAAGTTTTTGTATCTGACATCAGGAGATGCAACAGAGGCAGCTTATACCGCAGGAAAAATTTTAATCAAAATCCATGGTGCAGCTTTTGACTTTGCTAATGGCTAATATTAACAGAGAGGGGAATACCCCTCTCCTTTCTTAAAGGAGATTGATATGGGCCATTCAGATATACAATCCATCATGATAACAGCAGATGCAAATGCTGCTGATGATGATTCCGTTTTAGAGGCAGCTCGTCCAAACACGACAGCTACTCTTGATGGAGCGGATACCAGCGCAGGTGTAGCCACATTTACCGGGGCGCAATTGATAAATGTTACAACAACAGGAACTGGAGATAACGGCAAGACTGTTACTCTCACAGGAACTGATGTTAACGGCGATACTCAGACTGAGGTGATTACATTAACTGGATCTGCTACAGGACACTCAAGCACAAAGTTTTTTAGAACCGTAACGGCAGCAGAATTATCTGCACAGCCAGCAGCAAATATCAAAATAGGTCATCTTGCCACCACAGTTAAAGATGTAATCTTTGCTGGGCGAGCAAGAATCAAGGGTGTTTTGATCGTTAATTCTGCAACAGCGGGAACAATGGATTTTGTAGCTGGCTCTGTAACTGGAACAAGTAAGCTAAAGTTAAGAAGCATAGCGGATGATGAAACATCAAGGGATATAACCGTACCTGAGCATGGAATATTGTTTGAGGGCGGTGCGTTCCTTTCGTACACATCAGCCACCTTTGCTTTCATGACAGTTTTCTATGCCTAGGAGAAAAGAAAAGCCGATCAAAACATCGGTGAAGTCAGGTAATTTCCGCCCCACCAAAAAGGGGGCGGGGATGACCGCCAAGGGCGTTGCAGCTTACAGGAAGGCTAATCCGGGCAGTAAGCTAAAGACCGCTGTCACGGGCAAGGTAAAGCCCGGTAGCGCAGCAGCAAAAAGGCGTAAGTCTTTCTGTGCAAGATCTGCTGGGCAAATGAAGAAGTTTCCAAAGGCAGCAAAGAATCCAAACTCACGTTTGCGTCAGGCAAGGAGAAGATGGAAATGCTAAGTGCTAATTTCATAGCAGGAACAATCTTTGTTGCTTTCATAGGTGCGTGTGTAACTGGACTCACATGGATCTCGACAACGCTTATTACCGTGGACAGAAACGTAGCGGTGATGGCTTTGAAGATTGATGCTAACAATGAAAAAATAGATCGACTCCATGAGATGATTAGACCCATGTGGGAAGATTTTACCGGAAGGACGTACAATGACAATCTCGCGAGCTACCATGAAGCAGCAGCTAAAGGGGAATAGAATGCCTAAATACAAAACCAAAAAAGGTACAATTAAAACCGTCAAGCCTATACCAAAAGCCGCTCAAAGCCTTCTTGGCATGAAGAATGTTAAGAAGAAGGCATCTGGTGGAAAAATGAAAAAGAAGCCAGTCACCAAGGCAAAATTTGGTAAATTTTTAGAGGCTACTTCTCCTTTATACAGCGCAATGAAGGGTAAGGGATTGATGGAAAACCTGCCAAGCGGCCTTTTAGGTGGGGGCATTGGATTAGCTCTTGGTAAAAAATTGATTAAGAAAAAAGGTGCAAAAGGTGCGGCGGGTGCAGCACCAACACCAGCGGCAGCACCTCAAGGCATGACAGCCACGCCAATGGCAGCGGCAACACCACTGATGGGTGGCGGTATGATAAAAAGAAAAAAGTCTATAGACGGCATAGCGCAACGAGGCAAGACAAGGGCTAAGTGATGTCTAAAAAAACAGTAACAGATCTAGGGCGTGGTATTAACGAGTTTGCATACCCTTTGATTAAAGCCGCAAGCAAAGAATTTGGGTTTAGAATTAATCCAAAATTTAAAAAAGTCTTGAAGTCTTACGGTAGCAAAGTTGGAAAAAATGTTAGTAAAATGCCAGAAATGGCAAAAATGATGAACTCTGGAGGTTCTTTAAAACGTAAGCGACCCATAGACGGTATAGCGCAACGGGGCAAGACAAGGGCTAGATGATGCCAAGAAACTACTCATCTGAGTATAAGAGGTATCAGTCGAAGACCTCTCAGAAAAAGAAAAGAGCTGGTAGAAATGCGGCTAGAAGAAAAATGACCGCTGCTGGCAAGGTTAGAAAAGGTGATGGTAAGGATGTGGCTCACAGGAATGGCAACCCAAGAGACAATCGAAATTCTAATCTAAAGGTGGTATCTGCTGCAAAGAACAGGTCATTCAGGCGAACATCTACTTCGCGCAAGGCAAACAGGAGAGCGTAATGAGAGCGGCTAAGAATCTATGTCCAAAGCCTAAAAAACCAGTTGCTATGAAATCTGGTGGGCAAACATCCAAAAAGGTCAAAAAAGTCGTCAAGGCTCTGAAGAAAGCGTCTAAGTCACACGCTGGTCAGGCAAAAACATTATCTTCTCTCAAGCTCAGAGAGGGCGGTTCAACCACCAAGAAAAAGTCAAAGATAAAAACACCAAAAGGGACGAAGGGATTTAAGGGAATCCAGCCTTTAAAGATCACCGCCATGAGAAAAGCAAGTAAATATGAGTCTGGTGGTAAAACAGATAAAGCTAAAAGGGGTAAAGTTGATCAATACAAAACAACCAACCCAAGATATAGCGGTCTCAAAACAGGCTCAATCATGCAGCGAGCAATGACAAAAGATAAGGTGTCACGCGGTGCTGAATTTGACGCTCCTTTTGCTTCAGCGTCTCCGGCAGAGGCTAGAGATGAAAAACAAAGATCAAGAGCAAAAAGCAAACGGGGATCAAACATAGGAGATGCTTTAAAAACAGCAACAGCGCCCTTAAAGAAAGAAAAGGCAAAAGACGCAAAGCGTGTAGCTGATATTAAGCGCCGTCAGAAGGTGGATTCAGCCGTTAGAAAAACTAAATCAGCCATATCTCGCAGAGGCCGCACTGGCGGTGGAAAGTCTGCTACTGGATTAGGTATAAGGCCAACAGTTTTAGGCCCAACAAGAAAATTAAAGATGTTAAAATCTGGCGGCAAAACAAAGTCCACTGTTAATAAAGCAGGAAACTATACAAAGCCGACCATGAGAAAGCGTTTATTCAATCAAATAAAAGCTGGTGGCAAAGGTGGCGCTCCGGGCCAATGGAGCGCTCGTAAGGCTCAAATGCTCGCGCAGCGCTATAAAAAAGCTGGTGGAGGCTATAGAAACTAGGTGAGAAAGAAAAGGGATCCAAAGGTAGGCACAGGGAAAAAGCCAAAGGGAAGCGGTCGCAGGCTTTACACGGATGAGAACCCGAAGGACACGGTCAGAATAAAGTTTGCCACACCTGCTGATGCAAGGGCTACGGTTTCCAAGGTAAAGAAGATTAGCAAGCCCTACGCTAGAAAGATACAGATCCTGACCGTTGGTGAGCAAAGAGCCAAGGTGATGGGAAAGGCAGAGGTTGCCAGAATATTCAAGCAAGGCAAAGAAAGTATAAAAAGGGCAAGAAAGAGGAAAGCATAAATATGGAGCCAATTAGCACAGCATTAGCAGGATTCGCTTTGTTTAAAAGCGCGGTCGATGGCATTAAGAGTGTCATAGGAACGGCTAATGATGTCAGTGATATAGCTGGTCTTATAGATAATTTGTTTGAAGGTGAAAAGCAGGTACAGCAGGAAAGAAACAAAAAGTCTGGCGTTGGTGGCGTAGGGGATCAATTTGGTGTAAAATCAGTAGCTACAGAAATGATAAACGCTAAATTAGCTCAAGAGCAGATGAGGGAAATAGCAACTATGGTAGATTTGCGCTTTGGCCCCGGAACTTGGAAGTCAATTACAGAAGAAAGAGCAAGGCGTATTAAAGAGGCCAAAGAAGCGGCAGTAAGGGCTAGGCAAGAAAAAATTAGAAAAGCGCAAGAAATGGAAGAAAGTATAAAAATGGCAGTTGGTATATTTTTAGTTATTGCTGCTGCTATTGGCCTATTTATATTTATGATCATAACTGTTGCGAATAGTCAGAACTACGCAGAAAGTTATAGGTAACTTTATGGCACTAAAGAAGTCACAGAGAAGTCTCAAGTCTTGGACTAAGCAAAAGTGGAGAACTAAGAGTGGTAAGCCCTCTACACAAGGACCAAAGGCCACTGGTGAGCGTTACCTACCAGCCTCTGCTATCAAATCGCTTTCGGCGAAAGAATACGCGGCCACCACCCGTGCTAAAAGAAAAGCAACTAAGGCTGGTAAGCAGTTCGCAAAACAGCCTAAAAAAATACGAGCGAAGGTAAAACCTCATAGGAAAGTAAGATAATGGCTGTAGTAACACCAGATTTACCAGAGATATTTGAGGAAGCCTTTGAAAGAGCCGGGTTGTCTATGACAACTGGATATGATTTAAAAACCGCAAGAAGAAGTTTTAACCTACTAACATTGGAGTGGCAGAACCGTGGGCTTAATCTCTGGACTATCAACTCTGGCACAATCTCTCTTACGGCGGGTACGGCAACGTATACAATGCCTACAGGAACTATTGATATCCTTGAACATCAGATTAGAACTGGCACGGGAACAAATCAGGTTGACACTGATGTCCAAAGGATCTCAGTTTCTACATTCGCTAAAATCAGCTCTAAAAACACTCAAGGCAAGCCTTCGCAAATATTTGTTCAAAGACTAGCCACATCAACAACTGTAACGCTGTGGCCTGTGCCAGATGATGCAGATACCTACACTCTTTCACATTTTCATCTTCTTGGAACAGATGGTGTTGCCTCTGGCATATCAGGCACTGCCTCTGTTCCACCAAGATTTGTTCCATGTTTGGTTGCTGGATTGGCGTATTACATAGCTATGAAAAAACCAGAAGTGGCAAACAGGGTTGCCCCCCTGAAACAGGAGTATGAGTTCCAGTTTGAATTGGCAGCAAACGAGGATACAGATTCCTCAGCAATCAAGTTCGTCCCATATGATACATTTTTCCTAGGAGGTTAAAATGCCAGTAGTAATAAAGAAGTTGGGCAAAAGAGGTGGCCCAGCAGGTCAAGATAAAGTTGTCCAGCCAAGCAAAAAAAAGCGTGGTGGCGCAATGAAGAAAAAATCATATCGCAGAGGCGGTATGATGAAGAGCAAGGGTATGTCCAAGGGTGGCAAGATGCCTATGGTCAAAGACCCTAAGACTGGTAAGAAAGTCCCAGCTTTTGCCGTTGATGGTAAGGGCAAGATGCGTAAAGGTGGCATGATGAAGAAGGGCTATGCCAAAGGTGGCAAGGTAACCAACGTAGCCAGTCTTAGAAAAATAGCCAAAGATATGGGCTACACCGTAGCTAAAGCTGCTGGCGGTGGCATGATGAAGAAAAAGGGTATGAAAAGAGGCGGTGCCATGATGATGATGAAGAAAAAAGGCATGAAAAAAGGTGGAGTCATGCGCGGCACAGGCGCTGCCACAAAAGGCAAGAAGTTCACAAGGGCGGGTTAATAAATGCCAACGGCTAGTGGAAAACATGCATATGGGATCTGTGATAAAACAGGGTTTAGATACAAGTTATCTGACCTTGTTTTTGAAATAAAGAACGGGTCTAGAACAGGTATGCGTGTAGGAAGAGATGTAGCAGATCAGGATCACCCGCAAAACTTTGTGGGACGGGTTAGGGTGACCGACTCTCAATCTCTTTTAAACGCTAGACCGAATAGGGCAGAGCCTGATGTAATAAACTTGTTGTCTGCAAATCCTTTTACCACTGGCACCGCTGGTGGATCTAACACCACCATAACAGTCATTGAAGTGAATCATGGCAGAGATACAGGTGATACTGTCAGGTTTAGAACCGTAGAACCTTTTGATGGTATAACATCAGCAGTGATGGAGTCTGCTTCTGGTTACTCCATAACAAAAGTATCAGATGATACTTACACAGTCTCTGTCTCTGGCGGTGCCACCACAGGATCTATTTCAGGCGGTGGGTTCTTTGCAAGCGCAGGCCCAGTAACAGCGTTAGGATAGTAAAATGTCTTTTACCTTTGCACAGTTAAAAACAGCAATACAGGATTTCACAGAGAATGCAGAGGCAACCTTTGTTACAAACCTTCCTGTTTTTATAAGATCTGCTGAACAAAGAATACTGGCGGCTGTAGATTTGGAAAATTTTAGGAAAAATGCCACGGCCTCTATGACATCAGGCAATCAGTTTTTGCAAACACCAACAGATTTCTTAGCTCCGTTTTCTCTTTTTATATCAACATCTGGTAGCGAAAGTTTTCTTTTAGAAAAAGATGTTAATTTTATAAGAGAGGCTTTTCCTGCAAGCTCCACTACTGGCACACCATTATATTACGGGTTTTTTGATTCTTCTGTTACTGCAAGCTCAGGAAACGTGGATGCTAATTTTATATTAGGCCCAACACCTGATGCAAACTATGCGGTTGAGCTACATTACTACTACAGGCCAGCCAGTTTAACGGCAGGGGCTGACTCAGGATATACATGGTTAAGTCAGAATGCGCCCAATGCTCTACTGTATGGATCTCTCATAGAAGCGTATATCTTTATGAAGGGTGAGCAGGATGTAGTTGTTTTATATGAAAACAGATTTAATGAAAGCATGTCTAGATTGAAAGATTTAGCTGAGGCAAGGGAGAACTCAGACGCATATAGGGAGGGGCTTCCAACTAGAGAAAGGACATAGGGAGACAATGAAAGGATTAAAAAACAAGACCATAGCAATAGTTGGTCTTGGAAAAAGCTACTCTGATTACATATCAGCCAGAGTAAGTTCTAACAATTTTGATGAGGTTTGGGGAATAAATAGTATAGGTGGCATCATACATGTAGACAGAACTTTTATGATGGACCCGGTATCTAGATTTTTAGATACAGAGAATGCTGGCACACAAACTGGTATAGCAAGGGAATTTTTAGAAAAAAACACAAAGCCTATAATTACTTGCCATCTAGATAAAAGAATAAGTTACCTAGAACTTTTCCCTCTAAAGGAGGTGGCTACAGAGCTGGGTTACTGTTATTTTAATAACACAGTCGCATACGCAATGGCATATGCTATTTGGAGTAAAGTAAAAAAGATTTGTTTATATGGGATAGATTACACCTATAAAAATGTAAGTATGGCTGAGGCTGGAAGGGCGTGTGTAGAG